ATGGCTAAAAACGGCGCGCGAGTATACAGCTATTTACGGTTCTCCGATCCTAGGCAAGCGACCGGCAGTAGTGCCGACCGTCAACTCCAGTACGCACAGCGCTGGGCGGCTGAAAAGGGGCTCGTTCTGGATGAGTCGCTATCCCTGAGAGATGAGGGGTTATCCGCCTATCATCAGCGTCACGTCAAGCAGGGGGCACTGGGCGTCTTTCTGCAGGCTGTTGAGGACGGCCGGATCGCCGACGGTTCTGTCTTGGTTGTTGAGGGACTTGACCGGCTGAGTCGCGCTGAGCCGATCCAGGCCCAGGCGCAGCTGGCTCAGATCATCAATGCCGGTATCACCGTGGTCACCGCCAGTGACGGCCGAGAGTACAACCGGGCCGGCCTGAAGGCTCAGCCGATGGACCTGGTGTATTCGTTGCTGGTGATGATACGTGCGCATGAAGAGTCCGACACTAAGTCGAAGCGGGTTAAGGCGGCCATTCGCCGGCAGTGCGAGGGTTGGATTGCCGGCACATATCGAGGCGTCATTCGAAACGGCAAAGATCCCCAGTGGTTGCGGTGGGATGGACAGGAATTTCGTCTGATTCCCGAGAGGGTCGAAGGCGTTCGCTTTGTCATCGAGCTGTTCCGTAGGGGGTATGGCTCTGTCCGCATTATCCGGGAGATGGCCCAGCGCGGCTTGGCCCTCACAGATAAGGGCGTAACCGCGCTGCAGGTCCATCGGCTTGTTAGATTGCCTGCCTTGATGGGGGTAAAGGTGTTGGAGCTGGAGGGTGAAAGCTATCGGCTCGATGGGTACTACCCGCCTATTCTCACGGCCGATGAGTTCGCCGAACTCTCGGCTCTTGTTGATGGCCGGGTGAAGCGCAAGGGGCGAGGGGAGATTCCGGGCCTTGTTACAGGGCTCGGCATAAGCTATTGCGGATACTGCGGTACCGCTGTCGTAGGGCAGAACATGATGTTCAAGGCCCGGTCGGACGGTAGTTTGGCTGATGGTCATCGCCGGCTGATCTGCGTCGGATACTCCCACAACGAAGGCTGTCCCGTGGGTGGGAGCTGCAGTGTCGTGCCGATCGAGAAGGCGCTGATGAGCTATTGCACCGATCGGATGAACCTGAGCGGCTTGCTCGAGGGCAGCGACCAGACGCAGGCCATTCAAGCTCGACTGGCGACAGCCAAAGCCGAGGCTGTGCTGATCGAGCAGCAACTGGAGCGGGTGAGTGAGGCGTTGCTAGCTGCTGAAGGCGGTGCATCACCTCTGATCTTTGTCCGAAAAGCGCGTGAGCTTGAGGAGCAGTATGCCGGCAAACGGAAGGAGGTGGCCCAAGCCGAGCGCGAGTTAGTGGCTGTCTCGAACCGCGACCAGCCTGGACTGGCCGAGGCTTGGGCACAGCTGGCCTCCGGGGTTGAGGCTCTCGACTACGATGCCAGGATGAGAGTGCGACAACTGGTGAGGGAGACGTTCGAGCGGATCGTCGTCTATCACCATGGCATGCAGGCGGCCGGGCGCGAGGGAAAGGTGATCGACTTGTTGTTGGTCGGGAAGGGTGGCCAGCCCCGGCTGCTTCGGATTGATCGCAAAACCGGAGACTGGCAGTTGGGTTTCGGGGTTTAGGCTGCTTTGTCGATCTTGAGCGGGATCGGCTTACTCAGCACGCGCATGTGCCCCTGGCCTATCCAGAAGTTGTGCTGCACCTGAATGCAGACATTCCAGGCTTCCTGGGCAACATGGTGGCCGACGTCAACAATGTTGCCTTCGTCGTCGACGAGCGCCATGCGCAGCCTTTTCCCATCGCGGGTGGTGCAGGTGAACCCTTCGTGGACAACGCCGCTGATGCTCGCTGTAGGCAGCGTATCGGTTGTTGCGTCGAAAATCATTGTGCTGCCTCCTTTTCACTGGCGGGTATGGTCACGGTGTGGTGATCGAATATTCCGCCCTGGAAAGCCATGTCGCGCCGACGATGCGTGCAGCAAGTTGGAATTGGAGTTTCCTCGGGGTTGTCCTTTGTAACTGGCTGTAAGATTTCTTTTTTGCAGGCCCTGCAGACATAGCGGAAATGCGATGGTTTGTTATTCATGATGACGCCACCTGCTCGCCCATGGCAGCGTCAATGGCTGCATCCAGTTCTTTGCCGTTCAGGATCAAGTTATCCGGTGTCAGGCCTGCAAAAACACCGCCCAGGTAGACAGTTTCAAGGTCGCGCTCGCGCAGCCATTGATATCGCTCGGCGTCTTTGCGCAGCGCCTCATTCTCGGCATCCAGCTCTTCAACTTGAATCATCAGTGAGCCGCGGGCCATGAGGTCCTGATTGCTCGCCGCTTTCCATGCCTCCATCTGCTGTTGGTACGGCACTTGGCCGGCGGGTGGGGATAGGCGTTCAATCTCAGTCAGTAGCCGGGCGACGTGGGCGCGGTGATCTCTGTAGGTAACGTGGTTGCCGTGAGGGCTCTTGTAGAACTCTTCCATGTGCCAGTTCGCTGACCAGCGCTGAATCTTCGGCTCCCCTCCAGCAGGCGGCACAGCAACTTGCGGCGCAATAGGCTTCGCCATTTCTTCTAAATACTCATTGGTGAGTGAGGTCAGCACCCAATCACCGCTTGTATTTCCAAACAGATACCAATTCGGGGAATCATCGGTTTTGCGGTAATAGTTACCTTTGCAGGTATGGGTGGCGCCTTGCGGCACGTTGATCATTTTGTAATTGTTCATGCTGCCTCCTTGAGCTGTTCTGCTTGACGCCATGGGTCGTTCGCCCTGGCCAGCGCTGCCATCGGCGGTGGGCTGACGCTGTTGCCGCACATGTGCACCTGCTGGGTCTTGGTGAATGGTTTGCCGTCGGCGCCGCGGTCGATGATGTAGTCCGCCGGGAATCCCTGGGCTTTGTACAGCTCGGACGGCTGCAGCATCCGCAGGCAGATATCGACGATCACGTAGGGGGTGCCCTTGATGGTCACAGTGACCAGTCCGAGGCGGTCCTTGGTGGTGATGGTTGGCGCTGGCTGGTCGGCGCCGCTGATGTTTTCGGTGCCGTAGTAGCTGATCAGGAATGCGGCGACCCGTAGCGCGCCTTCTTCGTGCTCCGGCGACAGGGTGTATTCGACTGCGGCGTGGTGAGTCCCTGCGGCGCTCACAGTGTGTAGTGGATCATTGCAGTCCCTGGCGTCGCAGTTGCCGCGCAGGTGAAGCAGATTCGCTGCAACGATGGCCTGGTGTTGTCCTGTAGTCAGGGTCGGTACTGGTCCTTCAATGTCCACTGGAGCGTGTCCGGTGGTGTTGGTGATCAAGGTCGCCGTCACCAACTGCTGCTGGCTGCCGGTGTTTGTAACCGTGGTCAACGGATCCTCGATGCTCTTGGCGGCGGTGGTATTGAAGCCACCGTTCATTTGGGCCATGAACACAGTCGAGATACCCATAGCGTGGGCGGCCCCGGCCGGGCGCTGGTAGTTCCCGCCGCTGGTGATGGTCGGCAATGGTTCGTCGAGCGTCTTTCCTTCGTCTGCAAACCTGAACTTCACCAGGTGCGCTGATGCGATCGCTCGGTGGTTCTGGGTCATCAGGGTGCCAGTTGGCTGGTCGACAGCTGCAGGCTTGCCGGAATATTCGGGGCCACCGGCACCTACCAGCACGGCGCCGGCGAGGGCGTGTTTTACTCCGCCGGCAACGACAGTGCCCAAAGGCTGGTCAAGGCCGGGCACTCGAGGTTCCTGTCCGGCCCGCTCGCCATATCCGGTCTGGATCAGGGTCGGGCTGATCAGCGTTAGTTCACCGCGATTCGCGCAGGTAACGGTCGGCAGCGGGGCTGCTGGGTCGTTGATCCGGTCGCTGCCCTGGTGCGTAGCCGGCGCGATGATCGGGCTGGCCATGGCGAACGATCCGCCGCGGGGCCAGGAAGTCACGGTGCGCAGCGGCTCATGTGCTGACTGCACGCTGTCGCCCGACCAGTTCGCAATTGGCACGATGAACGGGTCAGCGGCATCGAGGACGAACTTCTTCATGCCCTTGGCGATCCGGCGCAGGGTGGCCGGCGCCAGTGGCTTCGGCCGGTCAAAGATGCTTTTGCTCGGGATGGTCCAGTCAATGCACTCGGCCGCGGTGCGCCACTTCTTCTGGCCCTTGGCTGGGTTCTTCGCGTGGGTTGGTTCAGGCCACACGATCGGCTGCCCGTCGCACCTGGCGATCATGAACAGGCGTTCTCGGCTGGTCGGAGCGCCATAGTCGCAGGCTTTCAGCACTCGCCACTCAACCACATAGCCGAGGCGCTGCAGCTCGGCAACGAAAAAGGCCCAGGTCTGGCCGCGGCGTTTTGGGTCTGGCACCAAGAACTGATTGTTTACCGGCACAATCTCGCCCTGGTCGGCGATGCGGTTGATTAGGCTTTTTGGTTTGGTCGGGTGTGGTACCAAGTCCAGGGTCACCACACGGCCAGTGGTCTTGCAGCGCTTAGCAATCAGTGGCCCCCACTGGAGGATCTGTTTCACGTTCTCCAGGCTGATGACGCGGGGCTTTTTCTTGCCGGCCCACTTCAGGCCGATCCACGACAGGTTCCGGATTTCACGCTTGCGAGGCTGGCCGCCGGCAGCTTGGCTGTGGTGCGTGCAGTCCGGCGACATGTGGAACCAGCCAACGGCCTTGCCGTCGCACTCGGTATCTGGATCGCCGTCGAACACGTCGGTGGTGTAGTGCACGGCGCTCGGGTGGTTCACGGTGTGCATACTGATAGCGCTTGAGCTGTGGTTCTTCGCGACATTCACCGCTCGTCCAAGGCCCATCTCGAGGCCAGTGCCGGCGCCACCGCCGCCGCAGAAGAAGTCGACCACGATTTCGTCGTCTTGGGTGTTGAAGCCGAGGCGGTACTGGGTTTTGAAATCAAACGGAATTTTGGCAAAGGAGGTCATGCGCTGGCCTCCTGTGCGTTGCCTGGGCGATACAGGGGGGCGGCAGCTTCTTGAATAGCGCTGAAATGGAAGCGGCGGACGCTGCCGGTCTTGACGTTGAAACCGGTCAAATCCCCGGCCCCGTACCAGTATGAATTGCTATGACCAGTGATCTCGACCGTAACCATGGAGCGGCCAAGGTTTGCTTTTACCCGGGTGCCGACGGGATATACGTCTTTGAGCACAGCTATCAACGACAGCTGTGCTTCTTTGATTGCATTGTTGGCGTCAACCACGTCTTGCCTGGTGCCGCCGGCCGAGCAGCTGTCGCAGCAGGCATTGGGCTTCTGAGTGGGGTTGAGCGCGGGCTTGATGCGCGCAATGACCTTGGCGAGTTCGGTCGGTGGATCACCGAATTGGGTGGCGGCCCATGCCGAAATAGTCTCTTGTAGCAGCCCCTCAAACTCATCCACCCGCTGATCGGTCTTGGTTAGGTCGGCCTGTAGGGCGTCGCGCTCGGCTTGTGCCTGCTTCAACAGTTCAAGCTCTTCAGCTTTGATGGCGCACCAGGCCGTTTCCTCTTCGGTGTAAGCCCTGAATGTATCGGTCAGAGCAGCAACCTGGTTCGCAATGAACTGGTGGGTGGTTTGAGCGGTGAGTGGGACTGCGCTGGGCTGAGTCTTGGTCCCCCAGCAGGTGAAGCCATCGCCACGTTCGGTGGTTAGATCAGTAGATACTTGTTTCCACGCTCGACGCATCCAGGCAGCGAAGCCTGCTCGGTATGCGTAATGTTCGCGGGCGAACTTGTCGGATGGGCTCGATCCTGCTGCCCGAATGTACGTGTCGAGGTTTGCGCAGTACTGCAGGCCTTCCGGAACCGGAAATTCCTTCTCGTATTCGGCTCGTTCGTCACTCGGGAAGGGCTTATACCCCACCACAGGCTGCGCGGGCGGGCGTTCCCGAGCGATTAGCGTTGCATCAACACTGGCTGCCTCGCGCAGCTTTTCGTGGGGTATAAGTGCCTCGGCAGTGGCGCTGATAGAGTCAATAATGCCTGCTGCTTTGCAGCAGAGGCTCTTTGTTTTTTGCGCGTCGACGCCGCAATTGTTGCGGAGCAAAGCGGGCATGGACTGGGTATTTTTCTGTTCGATCTTCATGCCGCTTTTCTCCGATTTTCGATAGCGATTTGGTCCATCAGGCGCTGGTGGTAGGTGATCCGGGCATCGGTGGCGGACCATGGGCGGATGGTTTCAGCCATGGGTTCGATGCCAACCAAGCAATCCCAGATAGCCGGATCGGATGGCATGAGATCGCGGCGCTCGGTGGCCAGCGCGATCAGGTCGGCCTGGTGAACGCAAGCAGGAAGTTCCAGGGCCAGATTGAAGCGCTCGCAGATGCGTTCCCGGATGGTGTCCTCGACACCTCGGTAGTAGGGCATCCACTGTTTGAGTGGCCTGGTCATGTCACCCAGGTAAGCCTCGGTGGCGTCGTGCAGTAAAGCCGCGAGCTTGTATTTTTCCGGCACTAGCTCGGCGACGATGCAGCTATGTTGGGCCACGCTGTAGAACTCGCGGGTGTGACCGTTAAATCGGCACAGGTGAGCCAGGGAGTGCGAGATGTCTCGCAGATCGATTAGGTCAGCGTCGACCTTGAACAGATCGAAGCGCTTGCCGGTGGAGGTGAGGATCCAGCTCATTACGCGGCCTCCTTGACAAGATCTGCCAGCAGCAGAGCGTTATTGGTGTCTTTGTGCAATTGGCGCACGGCGTCGGGGCCGATCCGCTCGGCCAGCTGGCGGTCGAACTCTTTACGGAAGCGCGACAGCTCTTGCAGCTCGGTGGTGGCCTTGGTGCATTTTTCCTGCAGCTCGCCAGCCGCCTCTGGGCTCAAGCGCAGTAATGGGATAGGGCGCTTCATGCTGCGTCCTCCCGTGCTACTGGTTCGAGCAGGGCTGCCATGGCGAGGGCTTGATCGCGAAGCGCATTAGTCTCGCGAGTGATGGCCTTGCCGGTGCGCAGCGCGTTGAATGTGGCTGCAGCAATCCGCAGTTTTTCCGCAATGTCCAGCAGGGTCTGGCGAGCAGGTTCTCCGAGTTTCGAGGCCGCCAAAGCGCGTTCGCAATGGGCGAAAAGTTTCTTGTGTTGGTCTCTGGCTTGATTGAGGGAGTGCTCCAGGTTGCGAATCTCTTCCCAGTTGTCAGAGCGCTGGATGGCTTTGCCTTCATCCATTCCGTCTCGAAATCCAGCTTGGCAGCCGACGTCGTAGCCTTCGCTGTAACCCTCTGCATGGCCCTCGGCACGGCCATTGCTGAACCCGTTCCGGTAGGCGATCCAATAGACAGCACCCGTCGTGAGGGCGATTGCTATCAGCGCAAAGATTTGAATTGCAGTCATGTGGTGTGCTCCTGGTGGTTTGCTGGCCGGTGGTGGCGGCCGTTGGGGTTACTCGTTTACTTCGGCTTGTGCTCGAGGCATTTCCTCGTCCGCCTTGTAGGCTCTGATATCGATCAGCGCTGCAACATGTCGGATGTGCACGTATTTCAGCGCCTTGCGGCTTTTGTCCAGGGTGGTAACGGGTAGCTCGATCCGGCCGCTGGTGATCCCTGCCTCGAATGACTCCTTGTTGAGGTTGCGGAAATACTGCTCGCGCAGCCTTTCAAGGGGGATCAACACGTCACCGAAGGTTCGGTAGAGCAGTTCGACAGTGGATGAATCCGGTGCGGGGTGCAGTCGCAGCGGTGCTTGGCTGTTATTGCTCATGGCTCTGTTGGGCCTCCTTGCGTTTGTGGCGTGCCGGGTGGTTCCAGGCATTCAGGCAGTGGCTTTTGGTCAACTCCCGCAGATGTTCCGGTACCTCAAGGAGCGCAGCGTTGCGCTCCTCTTTAGTACGCAGGGCTAAGATCTGGCGGGCGTATTCTCTAGGCCACGTCACGGCGGTCTGGAGTTGCCGGGATCTCCGGCATCTCCAGCCCCAGCTGTTCAGCAAGCCAGCGCAGGCCGGCTTGCTTCACTCGGGTGGACTGGCTGTATTGCATCCCGAAATCCGGGTGCCACCATTGGCCGTTCTTGATGCTCAAGTACTCGCGGTCCCGGTGGGGGTAGGCCGGCAGCTTTTTGTCGTTGAGCAGGCCCTTCTCGCGCATGAGCTTGATCAGCGTTGGGCGGGTGATGCCAAAGTACTTGGCGGTCTTTGCGAGGTCGCGTTCCATGGTTGCCCCCTATGCCGCGTGTGCTGCAGGAGTTGCGACTGCAGCCAAGTGGTTGATGGACTCGACGATCTTCTCGTACATCTCGGTGTCGCTACCGCACACGGTGAAGCACTTGGTGTGGGGCTTTTTCACACCAATGCTCAAGATGGTCGTCACGGCTTTGCGCGTGATGTTGCGATGGAGGGCAATGTGAATGGGGAGGTCGAACCCCATGTCCAGGCTGAGAGTGCCGCCTGTGCGTACCAGCTCGAACACCTGCTGCCGTTGTTCGGTTTCAAAGGTACCGAAGCGTCGGCTCGCGTGGGGAAGTGCCAGCAGATCGGCTGGGCTGCTTGGATCGAAGGGGCCGTTAACGATCTCTTCGATAAAGTCGGCCAGCTTGAGGTGCATCTTCTTTTCGTTTTGCAGGGTCAGCGTGTGGCGTTCGCTTCCCAGCTCGACGGTGAAGAGCGTGTCGGATTTGCTGCGTTCAACCTTTAGCCGGAACGACAACACATCACGCCGCGGGGTGGACCGGAGCGTATGAGTAAAGGTTTCGGTCAGGTTGACCTGGGCCTGGAGGAGGGTCAGGGTCCGATTGTCGAGTTTGAACTTCCTCATGCTGCGTGCCCTCCGCCATTTGGATCGAAGGGGAAGGGCTGATTGTTTTGGGCGACGAGCTTGGGTTTGTTGTTGTGGATAATGATCAAGCAGCCTGTGGTGGATTGCAGCTGCTCGATCAGTTTCCGGTTGCTGGTGCACGCCGGATGGACGTGCAAGGTTGCCGTGGTGTGCATGGTGTTGCCTCGCTCTGTGGTGGAAGAGTGAGCAAAATATCAATCACTGGTTGATTTTTGTCAACAACCATTGGTTGATATTTTTGAGGGGATCCTTATTTGTGGTAATTATCTTGAGTATTCGGAAAGGGTTGCTGATTGGATCCCTGCTTATGCAGTTCTACGAGCAGGAGGGCAAAAACGGACAAGGAATACAGCAGAAATGGCGAAACCAAGCCTGACCAGCGTGCAAAAAGCAGCACTCGTTGCGCTAAGCCAGTGCGAAATAGATCAGCAAAAAATAGATAAATACCTGTGGACGGTCACGCTAAACAGTGTTGAGTATGCTGGAGCGACCATAGATAGCCTTGTAAGTCGCGGCGCTATCAAGAAAGTTAGAGCCCATAAAGCTTCGAACACCCCCGCTCACTACGTACTGACTGAATTAGGTAGTGAGTGGGCCGGCCACTTGCCGAAAGATCTGAAGAAAAAGAAATATGTCTCGCCTTGGCAGGCCCACAAAGAATCACGCGGCGAATATATGAGCATGCAAGCCGCCCTCACAGCAGCCGGATCAAAGTTCAGATCAGCCACCATTTATGAGCTCATGCAGCTCGAAGGCTTGGTGCGCAAAGTTTCAAGAACTTTGCCCTCTGGGGAGGAAACTTTTTTCCGAATACTTACGGCAGATGGTGAAAAGTACGGACGAAACATTCCGACTTATCACCCAGAGGAAACCGAAGTTGTTTTCCACCCAAACGATATACCAGCCCTTCTGGAGCGCATTGGGGCTTCGTAAGCAGGGTAGGGACTCGACAGGATAAGAACATTCGATAAAACGACAAGCCCTGTTACTTTTCCGCAGAGTTGGTCATTCGGGAAGAAATGTCCCAACTACTTTCCCGCAAATATGTGTCTCTTCCGTAAACTCAATGATTGGATACTGTGGATTGATTGGACGTAAGTATTGTCGTCCAGCATCTTCAACCAGTATCTTAAATGTCGCTTCATTCGTGCGCGGTATCTGGGCAACTACACGATCACCTGCCTTTGTTACGACCTCTGGATCAACAAAAATTATGCAGCCTGCGGGATAACTGCGCCCTGGCCCAGGGTTGGTCATGGAGTCGCCAAGCACCTTAAGGGCGTATCCGTTTGAGCTGATGGGGACTGGGCAGGAAAGCCATGAGTCGGCGTCGTATGGCTCAAAGTTTGTGGTTGACTCACACCAGGCACCTGCCTGCACCCAAGAAATCAGCGGTACCTTGCCAAAACGTTGTATTAGTTCACTGACGTTGCTGTTTCCTTGGTTGACCAACTGGATCACATTGCTTTCGTTGGTCTGTTCTTTTGGGAGTACGCCGTATTCCAACCACTCCCGTCTTACCTTCAGCCACGTACAGAGCGCTGCCATGCTGTCGGCTTCTGCCATAGCTTCGCCGTTGAGCCATTTACTGATGGCTTGAGTGGTTTTATCAACCCCCAGGCTCTTTAGCTGCTTATGGATATCCACGCCGCGACCCCGGCTGCGTATGCCGGCATCGTTGAGGGCTTCGTGAAGGCGCATGCTGAAAGCAGTGCGTAACGTATTTTTATCAACCATTGGTTGAGAGTGCCATGAAGCTTGCGCAATAGTCAGTTGATGTTTAATATCAACTCCGAGTTGATAAAAGGAATCTCTCATGTTGGACCCCGCTGATTTTCCGAGCCCAATTGCGTTTGCTTTTGAAGCTGTAGGTGGCATCGGTGCCGCTGCTAAGATTTGCGGCCGTAGCTATCAGGCGCTTAACAAGTGGCGTCTAGCGGCCAGTCTCCCGCGTACCGATTACACGGGTGAAACCCAATACGCCAAGCTTTTGGCTACAGCCGCAAAGCAAAAGGGTAATGCGTTTGACGCTATCTGGTTACTTCAAGCGTCAGCCCCGCAAAAAGTTGCGGCGTAGTTAGAAAAAAGGCGACCCAAAGGTCGCCCAGTTCCTCCCGGCACGCACCACCACAGCGCTGCCGGGTCGCGGTAAAGGGTAGGCGGGCACACCACATGCGAACCGCTGACCTTTACCGCGCTTTCCAAGGCTTGGAAGCCCTGGGTTGCTGCCTTTCTCCACCACAGATTGAGGCAGCTGTTGCGCCAGGGGTGAGCGACGGATCGCTTGCCCCGGCACGGTGCCGGTGTCGGTCTTGCGGACCTAGCCGGCTTTTGGGCCCTTTCAAGCCACGCGGCAAATGTATCACCACTGCATGTCGCGCGGCACTGGCAACTTAATAGGATTAATGCCATGAGCCGAATTGCTCTGAGTTGTATTGATCGGGCGCAGCGGGAAGTCCTGCCGCTCGATCTCGCGCTTTACCACGCTGCACGGGACTACCCCGGCGGCGCCGCAGCCATCGCCGCCACCACCGGCAGAAACGCCACCACGCTGCAGCACAAACTGTCCCCGACCCACCCCAGCCACACCGTGAATATTCAAGAGTTCGGCGAGATTCTGGAACTGACCAAGGATCGCCGAATTCTTGATGCCGTTCATGCCCTGGTCGGCGACACGATCTGGCAGGAACTGGCAGAGACCTACACAAACGACATGCCCGAAACCCTGACCACTGGCATCGCGGAGTATTTCCGGCAAGTCGCTGATCTGGCCGAGACCTGGGCCAAGAGCATCGGTGATGGGGTAGTGAGCGACGCCGAGCTGGCCGCGATTCGCCTGCAGGTGTTCCGCGGTATTCAAGGGCTGCTGGGGTTGTTCAACCGCGCCACGTACGTCAACCAGACAACGCGGGGTGCTGACCGTGGCTGACATTGCCGACTTTGCCAACGACCTGGTGCAGGAGCGTATCGACCAGGCGCTTGCTGCACGTAACGCCGCCAAGCCTGCTTTGGCGGCGCATTCGTTCATGTTCTGTGAGGGATGCGATGAGCCAATCCCGGAAGCACGCCGTTTAGCTTCGCCGGGGTGCACCCAGTGTGTGGGCTGTCAGGCAGTCGACGAAGCGTGGGAGGCCCGCCATGCTCGATGAGGTATTGGGGCAGTTCGCAGACTACGGCCTTGAGCCCGCGCAGCCGTTGGTTTTTGGCAAGCTCACTCGCTGCAAGACCTCGCAGGACAAGGGCAAGGAAAAAAACGGTTGGTACGTCGTCCACGAACATCGGACTGAAAAGGGCGAAACTCTGATTTTCGGCAGCTTCGGTGACTGGCGCTCGGGCGAGACGCAGAAGATCAAGGTCAAGGCCGGGCGGATGTCGCCGGAGGAGCGCGAGGTTATGCGTGCTCGGCAGGAAGAGGCCAAGCGCCGCGCCGCCGAGATCGCGGCCAATGCCGCACGTCGGGCGGCGAAACGGGCGGCGGGTATGTTCAACCGCATGCCGGAAAAGGGGCGCAGCGACTATCTGGATCGCAAACAGATCGTCGGCTTCGGCGTTCGCTATGCGCCGCGGTCTGGGTCTTTCCTGGTGCCGATGTGCAACGTACGGGACGAGATTGTCGGCCTGCAGGTGGTCTTTCCATCGAAGCAGGAAGACACCGGTCGAGACAAGTCCTATTGGCCCTACGGGATGTCGAAGGAGGGAGCATTTCACCTGATCGGCCCGCATCCGGATCCGGGCGAGCCGGTGCTGGTCTGTGAGGGCTACGCCACTGGTGCGAGCCTGCATATGGCAACTTCATTGACGGTTGCTGTCGCGTTCGATGCAGGCAACCTGTTGATGGTCTGCAAGGCCATGCGTGAGCGCTTTGCAGGTTGCCCGCTGATCATCTGCCGAGACGATGACTGGAAGACCAAAAAGCCGAATGGTGATCCTTGGAACCCTGGAGAAGAGAAGGCCAGCAATGCTGCGCTGATCGTGGGTGGCCAAGTGGTTGCGCCGACTTTCTCGGTAGAACGGGAGGAGAAGTGGACCGACTTCAATGACCTGCATGTTGTGGAAGGTCTGGAGGCGGTACGTCGCCAGGTATTGGCGGTGGTCAAGCCGCCTGCAGCTGGTGGCTGGAAGGATCTGCTGGCTCGTAGCGAAAGCGGTGCCTTGATCGCGCATATGCAGAACGTCGAACTGATCCTGGCTAATGATGAGCGCTGGGCTGGGGTGATCAGTTACAGCGCCTTCAGCTCGAAGATCGTTAAGTTGCGTGCGGCCCCTTATGGCGGTGGCACGGGCGATTGGGCCGACATCGACGATATGCGTGTCATGAAGTGGCTCGCGCAGCAGTACAACTTGCGGGTCAAGGCGTCCCACGTGATCGAGGCGGTCAGTGTGGTTGCTCATGACCATGCCTTTCACCCGGTGCGCCAGTATCTGCAAAAGCTGGAGTGGGACCGAGTGCCACGCCTGGAAAGCTGGTTGACCGATGTCATGGGCGTGAAGCTCAGCGACTACACGTCCAAGGTCGGCAAACGTTGGATGCTCTCGGCCGTAGCCAGGGTGATGAAACCCGGCTGCAAGGCCGACTCGGTGATGATTCTCGAAGGGGCTCAGGGCGCTGGTAAGTCAACGGCGATGAGTATCCTCGGCGGCGAGTGGTTCATGGACACGCCGTTCGCCCTGGGCGACAAGGACGGTTTCCAGGCAATCCGCGGTAAGTGGATCGTCGAACTGGGCGAGCTGGACAGCTTCAACAAGGCCGAGTCGACCAAGGCCAAGCAGTTCTTCTCGGCATCCACTGATACCTACCGCGAGAGCTACGGCCGCAGGACTATGGACGTGCCACGCCAGTGTGTTTTCGTGGGTACGACCAACCAGGATGAATACCTCAAGGACGCCACGGGCAACCGCCGCTATTGGCCGGTGGCATGCACCAAGGTCGAGCTCGAGCTGCTGCGGCAGATCCGCGATCAGCTGTGGGCCGAGGCCATGTTCTGCTACGAGGCGGGCGACCTCTGGTGGGTAACGTTGGACGAGGCGGCGATGTTCGGCGAAGTACAGGACGAACGCTTCGTGGTGGATGAGTGGGAAGGTCCAATCCTGACCTGGCTTGAAGAGTCGCAGATCGGCGAAACCACCACCGGCAGCGAGGTGCTGGCCAGTGCACTGAAGCTCGACTACGGGCATTGGGGCAAGCCGGAGCAGATACGGGTCGGCGCGATCATGCACCGGCTGGGTTGGCGGCGTGTGCGTTTGCCGGCGTTGGTGAAAAGCGGTCAGCGGCCCTGGGCTTACAAGAAGCCGGCCGGGTGGGGCGGTGCGTCAGCGTTGCAGCGGGAAGCGTTCGAGGAGCCTTGCTTTGATTAAGCGAATCGACGACATGCTCAAGCTGTGGGCTGAGGATCTGCATAGCCCGCACGAAGGTGGCTCGGAGCTGGGCGGCGGCAACATGATCGCGATGCTGATGGAGTGCAAGGGCGAGCTGATACGAGGGACTCGCGGCAGCCGGGTGTTGCTGGACGAGTCGGCGGATATCGAGCTGATCGTGAACAAACATCTGCCTGCGCAGCTGTCGGTTCTTGTCCGGGAGCACTACTGCAACCACGACAGCTTCTTGTCGCAGAAGATGTTGCATTGTGGATGCAGTGCGCCGACCTACTACCGCCGCTTGCATGAAGCTCATGTACTGATCGACGGCATGCTGATGGGGAAGGCTGCGTGACCCTAGGCATGACCTCGGCTGTCGCTGTCCCATTGGCCCGCCTTGTCCCATTGTGTTTTGACATGATGGGACAAGCGCGGGCCTTGTGTTTGTTGGCGTGTCCCATGGTCCCACCAAAAACACCGCCCGCCCGCATGAGCGGAGAGCAGACCTGTACGCGCTATCGCGCGCATGCGTGTTTTTAGATTTTCTTCCTTACACGAGAAAAAGAGGAAATAGATAGGACAATGGGGCAGAGCCCCGAATTTAGGCGCTCTCAGGAGTCCCATACTCAGGTTGAGGTATGGGACATATGAGACACCGCCGAAGCAACAGAATGCCGTGGGTAGATATTCGCCGACATTCGCTAGACGTTCACCCGGTGTTGCCCACTTATTCACCGGGTGGCATTAAAGTGGGGTTGCTGCCATGAGAATCGACCTGTAAAAAGTAGCCATCTTCGATAGGTGCGACCGCAGAGAGCGGCAGGCACCACACTCACCAAACCCGGCCCTTGTGCCGGGTTTTTGCGTTTAACGCTAACGGGTTTCAGCTACGACGCGTTTCTTCTGGTCCATCACTTGGAAAGCCACGATCGTAATTAGTGAGATCACCGAGAAGACGATCAGGCTGATCAGGTTCATCGAGTACAGAACGATATCGATCCGGGTTAAGGGCTGAGTACTGGTGGAAAACTCAATGATTTTCCAAACCCCTGTCGAAACAAGTATCACGCAGGATAGGTAAACCCAGCCTCTATAAGCCTTTTGGCCCAGCTTGGCCCAGAACTGTCGAAAGTGTTCTTTCTGCTCGTCAGTGGCCTGTATCCACATTAGGACGAATGTAGGAAGAGCTACCAACGCTGCCAGCGCACCAGCAATACCAACCGCGAGACTTACTGATTCAAAAACAGTCATGAACATCTCCATAAGAACACGTGAGCAATGAAGCCAGCGTTGAGTTGGTAGCGCCCAACCGAAGTACACCGACGATCAATCAGGAAAATCTTATGACAAACGAGCAACAAGCGCTGGCGGAAATGCCGATCTGGTTAGTAATCGTCTTGGCCCTGGTCGGGGGTATATCTGGCGAGATGTGGCGGGCAGACAAGGACGGGGCGCGAGGCTGGGTATTGCTGCGTCGGCTTGCTCTTCGATCCGGTGCCTGCATTGTCTGCGGCGTGTCGGCGATGATGCTGATGATTGCAGCGGGTATGTCGATCTGGACAGCAGGCGCCTTGGGGTGCCTGACCGCAATGGCCGGCGCCGATGTTGCGATTGGCCTGTACGAACGCTGGGCCGCCAAGCGGTTGGGCCTCGAGCAAGTGCCGCCGGCCAATGGCGAGGCGGGGCAGTGA